GGGATCTATAATCGCCCTTGAAGTATAGAAATCGTTATTGTTTTTTACTGAATCGATTAAAGTATTGATATGGCTAGAGAAAGCTTCTAGCTGATTGTCTGGTATTTCGTTTATATCAAGCTTGTTCACACTTTCTGGTTAGCTGCCATAACTACATTGATATTAGTAAAATGCGTTGCAGTTCCTGTTACTACATATTTTACACGAATAAATTTGTTTAGGTTGTTATCCTTTGAATTTAATTTTTGTTGAAGCGTTGCATTTGGCGAACTTGTCCCCGCTACCACTTGAGTGAAAGCCGATACCACGCTGCCTGCTGGAGTAGTAAGTGATACAGTTCTAATCCTTTCTGCATTCGCTGGGGCTCCACTTGAATCTATAGTGTCAAACTCTTCGATAGATACATCTAGCGTGCTGGTCGTGCCAGTTGTTGTTGGCATTAAAAGAAAAAACGAAATATCCCTCAGGTCTCTTGTCGAGAACCCGAGAGAATAAAACGTCCCTGTCGTACTAGGGCTTACGCCATTTAATAGAACAGTAGTTACATCAGCCATTTTTAGTTAGTTGCAGCAATTGAAGTATCTAATGCAGATACAACGTAATCAACGTGAAGAACAAATTGCCCTGCTGTAAAAGCACCTGACGCTATTGTCATAATAAAGTTTCTGTTTGCAGTTGTAGATTTAGCAACGAAAGAAGCTGGAGTTTGTGGAGCGATTACCGCAACTCTTGCTACTGCATCAAGTGCTACAGTACCTGTCGCGACCGCTGCTGCTCTTAATGCTGTTGCTGCACCAGTTACACCAAGTGCAATTGTTGAAGTTGTCGTTGGTAAAAATCCAGTTAATACTTCAAGCCAAGCATTTGTAATAATTGCATTTGTTGGAAGTACGCCGCCTCTAAGTTGAATTACACCAATCGCTCCGCCATCCGTTGCGAAATCATAATGTATAGCTAAACTTTGCTTTAATGTTGAAGTTATGCCATTGTAAGATGAAATTGGAGTCCCGTTTGCTGCGTTAGCACCAACTGCCACGATATCCGTTCTGCCTAATGTGATTGGAGCAATAGTATCTTTTGTATCAACTCCAGTAACATCAACTAAATCTGTTGCGTTTGCTGCTCTAATGCCAACAATATTTAAATTTGTTCTTGCCATTTTAAAAATCTCCTTAAGGTTAAGTTACACCTAAAGTATATTTCTATTTCAATAATGCAAAAATTTGCGTTTAGGCTTGGATTTTCTAGCAATAGTGTTCCCTTTTAACAAAGGAAATACATCAATAAAAGCATAGCCTAAAGCATCCATTAAGTGGTCATAAAACCCATCTTTCTTCGGCTCTTCTTTAATATGATACGCCCCTTCTTTTGGCATATCATAAACCCAGCCCGTTTCAAAAGTTTCAATAAATAGCCCATTTCGTTTATCGCCATTTTTAGAAATAAACATTCCACCCGCAGGATTAACAATTATCCCCATAGCATCGCCAATTCTGCGAGACATTTTATTTCGTATGGCGGCAGCTCTATCGGATGGAGCAGATTTAATCCCGTGAACTTTCCGCTTAAAAAACTTTTCTAATATCTTAAATGCAGGCGGTGCAGTACCTTGACTGTTAGTTGATTTCCCTGCTGGATCTGCATGTAAAATATATTCGGCATCGGGGAAATGTTTAGTAATATATTCAGCGATTAAAGCCATGAAATTTTCTAGCTCCATGTCTTCCGCTAAAATTCCATCATGCAAAATGCAGCGATTTAAAGAATCCCTCTGCAAAAATACAACTGCTGGATAATGTGAGCCAAAGTCAATTCCAATATGCAAAGGTAAATCTTCATCAAATGGGCAATCTTTATACGGCTCACAATGAATTTCTCTAGAAAATTCAGGAATTACAGGTTTGCCAACTGGAACGGTAAATTTAAGTTCGTATTCTTGATCCCATGTATATGTATCTACCCCTGATGCCCCAGGTATCGGCTCCCCATTAGGATAAGCTCCATAGCGTTCAGAGTGATACCATTCGTCGCTACGCTTAAACGGATTAGCGGTATAATGAAGCTGTAATACAGTTTGGTTATATTCATTGCGATATTTAGCTAAGCCAGTCATTAACTTTTCAATTTGTGAATTTTTAGCGATTTTGGTTACTAACTCTTGGAACTTAGTACCAAAACGTGGAGTAGATACTAAAGCTGCCCTTCCTCCACCTTCTAGGGCAGGCTTTAAAGCTTTTAAGTTTTGATCTACATTCTGCTGAAATGCTAATTCATCATAGAAAGCATTAGTAATTGTTAGACCCCTGCACTTATCTGAACCTGATGGCAGTGCTGTTATTGTTGAACCAATTAAAGGATTTCGCATTTCGGAGACTCTAATCTCTTTCCCCTCAGTTAATTTAGGGTAAGGAAAGCGAAAATCTAGCTTATCATATACCGCTTTACATCTTGTAGCGATAACTTTTTTAGCTCTATCTTCATTTATGGAAACAATGACATTTTCAGAATAAGGAACAAATAAAAGCTGATGCACCATTAGGGTACTAAAAATATGCGTTGCCATCATACGCCTTGTTTTATTAACAACAATAACTTTGTTTTTAAAATATTCATCAATTAAATGCTTAATATAGGCGTAAGGCGGGAAGCGTTTTAATGGACTGCCTCTATCCGATTCATCAATCGTAAAGACTTGTTCGACCATCCAAAGAAAAGGATCATTCGCCCATTGGCTCATCTTCAAAGTGATAAACTCTGGGGTAAAATCTTGATCGGTGTATAGTCTATCTAAAATCATTCCAGTAATTTTGGCGGTTGATATTTCGCCTCAAGTAATTTTTCTGCTTCTGCACTTGGTAATTGGTTTTTTTGAGACATTTCTATAATAATCTTATACGCTTCGTCTTGCCCGCCCTTAACTTCTTTTTTAGGAGTTAATTGGTCTGTTGCTTCACCGAACATTCGCATAATCTTTAAGCTTTCTTTAAAAACAGTTTCATGTGAAATCCCATAAGCCTCGGGATCTTCAATATACTTATCCATTTTGGCTTGCAAGTCTTCTACCGTTTGAGCAAGCTTTGGTATCATCTGCGTGTACTTATCTTTAATTTCTTTATTTTCTGCCATAAGTTCCTCAAATATTTCAGTTTCCGTTTTGCGTAAAGATTTATCCCTTAAATCCTTAATTAATTCTTGTACTGGTTTTGAATGATATATACTTTTTACGGTATCATCGGGAATATTCAATCTTGTAGCTACAGTTTTATACCCATAACCTTGAGCTAATGCTTTAACTGCTTTTTCGTAAACTTCTTTCCCTAATTCATCGTGCATTTGAGCTTCAGTTTTTAAAGATTCTTCCTTTTGTTTGTTTGCTTCCTTAAACTTGCGAAGATAAGCTTTTTCTCCCGTTTTAAATCGTTCAGAAAACCCATAGCGGTGCATTATATTTAATACAATGGCTTTGTTTTTTTTTCCATGCCCGCGTTCCTTTAGCTTTTCTGTATAAACCCGCATAGCAATATCGCCAGTAGGACGAATTTTACTGCTTCTATTCGGATCTTGGCGGAAAGCAATAAATATTTGCCATAAATCTTGAATTAGTTTATGGTCTAGATATTCAGTATCAAATATTGGCAGCGTTTCGGGTAATGGCTCTATACGTTTTACCATGTGTGCCACTCCGTTGGGGTTGCAATTAGGTTAATAGTCTTATGGCTTCCACTAAGAGTATAAGTCGCAGAACCGTTTACCGTTTGAGAACTAAAGGGATCTAAAGTAATACTATGCCCTGAACCATCTTTCATAATAATATAAGTTTGTCCTACTGGAACGGTTGCAATATCAGGTAAGTTTAAAGTTCTATTTCCCGTAAGATTATGAAATTCAATAAAATGATCTTGGTTTAAAGTGATTGTGTAATTTGTATTATCAATTCTGCGATAAACATAACGCCCAAGCCTATGTTCTGTATTCTTTTCAGAAGCTTTATTAAGATCACCTTTATCTAAATCGTAAAAATTATTAAATCCCATTGGCTTTATAGTAACTTACTTTTTTCCTTTTTTTGTTTTAATACACGATAAATCATCCAAAGCTTAAAAGACCATCTAGTCATAAAATTAATCATAAACATTTTTAATCTAGAAATCCATGACCTTTTAGAGGCTACTAAGCTTTCAATGAATGGCAAAAAATCATCTAAATAAGCAGGCTCTGATTCAACTTTTGGAATATACCCGTAAATTTTCTTAACCATTATTTTCCTTCAATCCTTCAACCTTCTCTAATAACCTCTTAAGCAAATACTCCCAAGTAACACCCTTAGTCTTGCCAAGTTTAGTTATCATCTTTTCTGAAAATTCCTTGCTTATAGAAATTAAATACTTTTCTTGCTTAGACTTCATTCTCCAATCCTCGGATAAAACACCCCAACACATTTTTTTTTGTCTTTTTCATATTCTTTCCAGATAGGAAGAGATGTTTCATATTCTCTACCTGCTAAGATCCCTTGCCCTATATTTATGATCTTCTCCCAGCCCCCCTGATCGCCAACTTTAAAATAATGAGCTTTTTTATCCTTTACGTACCAATGGAATTTTAAACCTCCAAGGCTAAACTGCCTATAAGTTAAAGTTTCTGCCGCATGGTAAGCTGCCTTTTTTGCTCCATCCCTGAAGTCTTCAGGATTAGTTTTAAATCCACTATTAACTAAAGCTGTTACATTCCAAGGATAATCTATTTCCTGAGAAGTCGCAGCTTCTGCCGTGTAAGAACAAGCAAGAACTGCCTGCCTGTGTCTTTCCGTTAAATCAAGTTTAAGACAAGCGTCAGCTCTATTTCTAGCCTGTTCTGCTATTTTCCTCGTTTCCTTAGTATCTTCAAGCAATACCTTCTTCGCGGCTTCGATTGCAAATCTTGGATCACTACCTGAATCAAACACCCCATTCAACGAAGAAGCTACTAACTCAGTACATCGAATGGCATACTTAATCCTCTTTTCCCTTGACATTAACCACACCAATAACATATTTGCCCATTCATATAACTTATCGTGTCTCAATCCATCTATCACTGACTCAACTCTATTAAAAGCCAAAAACCAATTGATAAAGTCCTTGCTTGCACCTTTAGATTCTAACCAAGATTGCCCTATTAAAATTCCGCCACCTCTTTCTAGCTCACTTGCATCCATCACTTTTTCCCCTCTCAATCATCTTACAAGCCCCATCTAACTGCTTATTCCTAAACAAATCATCAATAAACTTACTATAAAACCCAGTACGCTCCCTAAACTTCATCCATAAATTAAACCAGAATCCCTCATATTTAGCACTATGAATAATCTGATTAGAACAAATAACAAAATTATTATCATCTTGATTCTGAATATAAGCAATAACCGCCTTCATTTCAGCACTTAAATACTTAATCTTATGGGACAAAGGCAAAGTATAAACCTCACTTAAACCCAATGTGATTAATTGACTATTCTCCTTCATCCACGGGATAAACTTTTCAGACTCAAAATTCAAAGAATGATAACCAGCACAAAACACCTGATCCAATTCCTTAACGTTTATATCGTATACCGTGCCATCTTTAGCCAGCTTATAAAGACACCAATGCTCTAAGCCTTTCATCCTTGGTTGATTAAGTAAAGCCTTTTCCCAATCTTTTGCTAAATCAAATTCGTTCATTTAAGCCTCCAATTATACGCGGTAGGATTATATTTAGCCTTTTCTTCTTTTGGCAAAGATTGATACCAAACTTCATAGTATTTCGGCATAGGATAATCTAATTCTCTTTCAACCCAAGCAAAGAATAATTCTTTTGCGTCATTTTCATTCGTTTGATCTGGTAAATTCACAAACAACCTTTTGTTTGCCCAATCAAATCTCTGAATAACCTTACCTCGCAAAGATTCCTCCGCATAAGTCTCTGAATATTTTATCTCCAAAGTATGCGTAGTCATAAGAAAAACATTATCAAGCATGTAACTTTCACTCGATAAACGTATATCCTTTGAACCACTAGAGAATTTTGCTAAATCAAATTCATTCACTATCTTCCACTGCCTTATTGAACTTGCTACCAAATACTCTCGCAACATTGTTCAAATTAATCAATTCCCCAAAATCATATTTCTGCGTAGGGTCTTCTTTTGCATAAACCCAACAAGGAGGAATAAGCTCAATAACTTCAACAAATTTTGTTGCAAAAGTTCCATCAAACTGAAACCTATAACTACTACCAACAACAAAAGCATCTGTTAAATTTCTTTCCATAATTAATCAACGACCCCCACTTCTTGAATTTCCTCCAAATTATTTAAATTAACAAAAATCTTAGTACATAAAATATTGTTAAAATCACTTTTTCTCACATTACTCCGATACCCAGTATTCATTTCGTAAACTTCAACAAAATTATTCGCAAAAACATTTAATACCTTAACAAATGATTTTCTTTTATTAAGAAAACAAAACATATAACAACCATCAATTTTTAAAAAACCTTCTTCCATAATCAACAATATACCACGATATATAAAAATATACCACTGTTAATTTAAATATATTTTGGCGGGACTTTATTCTTCTAGCTCTCACTAGCCTGCGTTAGATACTCTCGTCTTTCGGTTTAATAAGGGGGTGGACAACTTGTCCCCATCCTTTCGGTTTAATCACATGGATTTCTATGTGTTTAATTATTGCCCGTTTAAATCGTTTTAAATTGATTTGTTTTTATTAAAGGGTAAATTATGGCTTTGATGGGGTTTTCTTTTAATCTTGACGATTTTAAAGGGGTTTTGTGAAGTTTTTTGATTGATTATCGTTCTGGTTTATTACATTGCTGAAATTTGAATTTTTTTATGTGTAGGGAGAGGGGATGCAGTGATAATTTTAAGGGGTGGCATGGGGTAAAGGATGTTGTCCGTAAATACTTTTCTGCTTTTATTGTTCCAGAATTACCCTTACCTAGTGCCATATTCAAGATAACATTATATTATCTTGATAGGTTTACTGATTGTAGAGCCATTTCATTATGGTGATAAAGATAACATGCAGAAAGTAAAGGGGTCTAGTCTATGTAGTAGGGGGTATCTTCTTGTGAATAACCTTTGCCTTACCTTGTATTTTTTTCTACTCTTTGTATGCGTTGGTTTACTGGATAGATCAACACCACTTATTAATTATCAACCGATACTAATCTGATCAACAATCAATCAATAAACAGAACTATAAGTAAAACTAACAAGAGCTATAAGTAATAGTTATAACTAACAAATAAGCCTAAAATAGAATTTAATCATCTCAACCAAATGAATGATCATAAAAAAACTTTTAAATAAAACCTGATTAGATCAAGGTTATAAGTCTTCAATAAAAATATTTCAAAAATAAATCAAAATATCCTTGACATTGACGTTATAACATCATACAATAAGTGTATAAGAGATTAAGCAAGGCTGAGTCTCGCAAAAAGGAAAAAGAAATGACAGAAAAAAACCTAAATTTATTCACTACTAGAAACGGGACTATATTCATTAGCCCAGATAGAGAGTTAACAGCTGACTCAGCTGTTAAAGTTCTAGGCACTTTTAGCGGGTTTGGTCCTGCTAAAAAACTTAGTAACTTCTTATGGACTGAGAAGTCTATAAGAATAGTAGAGTTCTTAGGCTCTTACGAGAGCTTAGAGGCAGCTGAGCAAGCTGCTAAAGCTTCAAGAGCTGATCTTGAAGCAGTATTCAATTAATTAGTAAACCAATGACCTAAGCAAGTCATTAAACTGCTTAAAAAAAATTCGCTCTCTGTCGCGTTAAACAGAGTAAAAGGGGTCATCATGGCTCAATTAGATAAAAAAATATTAAAAAATGCCTATCTAGGCAGAAATAACCTTAGGCTTTGCCTAAGAGTAAATGGGGGTGAGTACGAATACACCCCTTTGAATAGAGGTGAGAATCTCGAGCACACTGAGAATGTGCTTGATGGGGGATTCCCACCTGAAAAAATGTTAGTAGTAAACACTACTAGCAGGCCTATGCAGTATTGCATGGGAAAAATTCAAGGCAGATTTTCTGCTTTAAGAGCGGCTCAGCGTCGTTTTGTAGCCCGCAGAGAGACAGTTAATTAATTTTAGCTGTCTCTTTTTTTTGTTGTTAAATAGTTAGACCTAAGCAAGTCAAAAAACTGCTTGGAGAAAGAATTATGACAATTAATAAATTTGAATTAGAATCTAAAATTCATTTCAGCAATGGCTGGAATGCTTTTAACGGTGAAGGCATGGTGTGTGATTTAGATAACGCTGAGTACATAGATGTACATTATGACAACTGCACTGATGAGTATAAAAAAGTAGCTGATAACGAATATGAGTTAATAAGTTCTAATTAAACTTCTCCCTCT